AGTTGACAATACAGTTAATGTATACAGTGAGATTTTGTCCTGAGGGATTAGATCCACGATGAATAATGATATCGCCATTGTAAGAAACACACGCAAACGCGATTTCAGTGGCAATTCCTTTCATAACGAATAATTCAGGAGCAGAGTAATCTCCGCACTCTTCAGCAATATTGATCATGCTTTTGAAAGCAGCAAGAATTAACGATGCAGGCATCCTTAAGTCATACTTACTGTAATCTCCAGCAAAAACTCGGTCTGAACCGAATTTCAACATATGCTTAGCGAGTTGGTCCCATTCTGGACCTTGAGCATTTACTCCCACTGCACACTCAGATACCAATGGGAACATTGACATAATACGAGCAATAGGTAGGAAGTATTTTCGGATTAGCAATTGGAAAGCGAATTCGCATGCTTGAAACACACGTACTTTCTCCTTGCCTATCTTAGTGGGCTCATCCTTAACACAGGCTTTGAAAATAGCATAGCAACGCTCGCCTCTAGCAAGCAACTTTTCCATTTTCCTAAACTCTTCCATAATTTCCTCATCGCATTCAGCGGGACACATATGGTCGGGATAGTCCTCAGGATCTAGCAAGCGAATACAATCGCTTTTAGGGCCAGAAAGAGGAAAGCCTTTGGAAGTACTCTTAGGAATGGCATCAATAAATCTTTTACCATCAACTCCACACAAACTTTGCATGTCGTTAAGGGGTTTCAATTCACTGAATACCATATCTTTGAATTCATCCTTGAGAAGGACTTCAGTTAGTCCGTTGCAATAATCTTGTACTGCACTATCAACAAGGGATGGTTCAACACCAGCACTTGGATTGGCAGAGTGCGTTAAAGATTCTTGCCACATTTTCCAAGAGTGAAACTTCGGTGGTCCGAAATCACTCTGTACTCCAGTTACTTCTTCAACAATATCAGAAATAGGGGTAGGAATAACAGAACTCTTGGTATGAGTAACACGTTGATTATTTTGTCCCACATACTCAACATTACTTCCTAAAGGAAGATAGTTAAGTGGTGATTTGGGATGTACATCTTGATTGATGACAACTTGTTTATCATATTTGGTAACTGGGAAGTCACCGTTCACATGGCTAGGGAAAGTACCCTTCCATTCTTTGTGAGCGTTATGAATAGCTTCGTTCAATTCAAGACGCGTAATGTGCAACGCTTTACCACTGGAATTTCCAGTGACGCCACGTAAATGGATGCCAATAATAGTAGGACGAGCAAATGCGCCCACTAAAGTAGCCATGCACATACCAGTGAAGGTATTATAAGGTGCATTATATTGGTATCCAGGTCCTCCAGATTCGGAATTTCTGATATAATTAGCACGAATTAAATCATCTCTCACTTCTCCTGTCTGATCACGGTAGATCAAATGAGCAGAACCTGATGCAGTACATTCATTTGGAAATAAATCCACAATGTTCTTATAGGGTCCGCCTGACTCAATAGAGACTAAACAAGCATCTTTTCCAGGAATTGGAATCATGGATTTGACACTAACAAAGCCCCTGAAAGTAGAGTTCAGGTTGGAAGGATCTCCTTTAGTAACGAGAACTTTCATATCTTTACGATTTTCAAAAATATGTAGCGGCATAAGATACATAGTACCTCCTACAGCTAGGATATCGCAAGATTGTTGAAAGCCATTTTCAACGAATTTGGCATGAAATAAATTATCTGTCACACGCGAAACCACTTGTGCTTCTGTCATAGTAGCATTTTTGGGAGTCACATGAAGGGCTGCTGGAATAGCATTTGCCCAAGGATTTACTTCTTTGTCTCGTTTTTCAATCTCTTCAACTGTCTCGGGTGCGAGAACTGTCTGCTGCTCATGAACTGTCCTCATCGTAATGACTAAGGAATACAGAATTTTTGCAACAACACAGATAGAAAAGAATTGAACTGCCTTGCACTTTCGAATAGA